TCTGAAGGCTCTGCGTGTCCTGCACGGAAACCCCGAACCGGATGACCTTGGCCTCGAACATGCCGTTCCGGCCGCTGTCGATCACCTCTTCCGGCCACATGAGCGCGCTCGAGACGAAATTCGCGCCCACTTGCCACCCGTTCGTAAGCGGCGGAAGGTCCGCTACCGCGACCGGGCCGAAGGAGTTTCCGTTCGCATAGACGCTGACCTCGGTCAGGTGCGACAGGTTCAGCGGAAGCGCGGATACGATGCGCGTTCCGTCAAGGTACGCGTCCGGGCTGAACCGCTCGATGGTCCGGCCCTCCCCTTCGCGGGCAACCAGCGCCCAGTAGGAGCCGAAGGCGGGAGCGGCGGCACGGTAGGCCCCTGCGGTTTCCCAGAGGCAGAAGCCGACCGTCTCGGGCCCCAGAGCGTCCTGCCACGACGCGGCGGTCATCGTGCCGTCCGCGTTCACGATCAGGATGTATTTCTCGGGCGCGGCGTCGTCGATGACCGGCTGACAGAGCATCGTCGGGCTGCGGATCAGGTCTGGGGCCAGAATGCTCAGGTCGCGGATCGACCACTTGAGATAGACGTTCCCATCCAGAAGCGCGGCAAGCAGCTTCGTGCCGGACGCATCGATGAATGCCACGCCGTCGTCCACTTGCGCGGGCCGAATGCCGCTTGCGCCGCGACGGTCGAACTGCACAGGGTTGAACGTCGAGGGCGTCAGGACGCCGTTCTCCCGGGTCGGGATGTTGTAGCAGCCACGGTCGGACAGGATGATGAGGTCGCCGACGCTGACCGCGTGCAGGAGACGGGGCGAGTTGTCGCCGATCGCCCGCACGATGGCGTCGTCATCCTCCTGCCCCACCGCGAAGTCGTCGATGGAGCGGGCGCTTGAGACCGCGATCACGTCCGGCGCGCTTGGATGGTCCACGAAGGCCAGCCGCCCGGCCGCGGACGCAGCGGATCGCGGCCAGCCCTTGTAGTCGGAGAACAGCGGCTCGTCCCAGATCGGCGAAGCATAGCCACCCGACTCCAGCGCCACGCCCGTGATGGTCGAAGAGCCGTTCGGGCCCGAGATGCTTTCGCCGTTGTCCGGCCCCGAAAAGCCCGAAAGCGTCGCGCACAGGAGGTCGTTGCCCGAGATCCCGCAGATGTACCCCTGCCACCCCGTATCGTTGCCGATGACCACCTGATCGACAAGGAACGAGTTCGGGTTCGACACCGTGACCTCGAACGACGGCGGAAGGCGCGTCGTCACCGTGCCGGAATTGCTGCTCGTCACCACGATCTCGCGATTGTGGTAGCGGATTCGGGTGCCGGGGGTGATTTCCGCGGGGAGGGCGTCCGGGTTCACGCTGCCAGGGGCAAAGTAGACGAGGCTCACGGTCCCGGTATAGCCGCCAACGGAGAGACGGCTTCCGGGGCGGAACGACCAGTAGGGCTGCGCCACCTCGCCTCCGGGTCCCAGCGCGAAGTCGAACGGGTTCAGCGTGAAGGTCGCGCCGTTGTAGAGCAGGACGTGAGGCCGGATCCCACCGCCGATGATGGTCCGGTTGCGGAAGGTCTCCACCCAGAGCGTCGATGCGTCCGTCCACGGCACGGGACTGATGCTTTGCCGGGAAGAGCCGTCTTCGTTCAGGAGGAGGAGAGAGCTTTCGCGGAGGACAAGGAGATAGGTCTCCCCGTCTGCCGGCTTGATCTCGACAAGCTGCCGCGCCCCCACGTACTGCGCCATGACGAAAGACCCCCAGCGCGCCTCGATCCCTCCGGACGCGAGCGCGCGAAGGTTCTTGCCGTCGCGAAGGGACCGCTTCCGCACTTCCGTGTCGTCGCGCTCGAGAAGGTCCGAACGGACGACCATCTGCGAGAAGTCGCGCTGGGTGAGGGTTCTCTTAAGTCGAGCCACGGGCGAACCTTGCGCTTGCAATGGGCCCGGTCTTGTACGCGGGCTGCGCTCGGCGGGCCTTGGAGGACGTGGTGCGGGACTTCTGGAAGGTCGCTTCGGCGAGGGCTTCCATCTCCCTCGCCTCCGCGGCCTCCTCCTTGATGGCGCGGCAGATCAGCGCCTCGAGCTTGTATTGGACCCCGAGGGCAAAGGTCGCCGTCCAGAACGAAGCGTCCGCGGCGATCAGGTACTCGATCCAGCAACCGTCCGGGCTGTCGAGGTGCACGTAGGTGCCGTCCTGCATCCAGTCGACGGTGATCCGATCGCCCTCCTCGTTCTCGATCCAGAGGTTGCGGACGTGCATGGCCGCGGCCGGAACGGCATAGGCGTCGTCGAAGCCGTACTGCCCGTTCACGCGGGACAGGAGTTGCTGCGTCGCCTTCGTGAAGTAGTAGTTGCCCGCCTCCATTTCCGCTTCGACGATCAGCGGCCAGTTGCGGGAAAGCAGCCGCCACTCATCGGAACCGTCACCCTCGGAGACGATCTCGTACTGGCCCTGCGCGATGAGGGCCGCGTTCATGATCTGCAACATGCTGAACTGAGTGCTCATGCCCGCGACGATGCGGAGACGGCGGGTTTTCCTGAATGCACGGAAAGCGAAAGGGGCCAGCCGAAGCCAGCCCCTTTCTGGACGCCGATCCTTGGAGGAGATCTACTCGCTGGCGTCGTCCACTTCGATCTCCGCCAGCTTGCGCCGGATGAGGCCGATGATGTCGTCACGCTTCATCTGCTTCTGGGTCTTGATCCCCAGCGTGACGAGCATGACCTTCAGTTCCTCGGAGCTCACGTCCTCGAGAGCCCGCGGACCCGGGGCGATGGTCTTCACCTCCTCCGGCTGCATCACGTAGAGGCCCTTCGACAACTCGATGTTCTCGATGGCCGCCACGTAGGGCAGCGTGACCGGCACGGCGGCCTTGTAGTCCGCCGAGTTCTTTTTCGGGTAGTCCGGGTTCGGGACGATCGTGACCATCTTGGGCATGGATCAGAACTCCTTCGAGAAGAACGCGCCGAAGGTGATCGACGGCGTGGTGCCGGCCACGGTGAGGTGCAGGTCAAGATAGCGGAACTGCGTGTTGTTCAGTTCCGACCGGCACCGCATCACGAACCGCATCCCAGCCGCCGTGTTGACGGTCTGAATGGTGATCGTGGCGGCGTGACCGAGGATCAGCGTGTCGAGGACCTGCGCATCCGAGCGATCTGCGACGTTCGAGCCAGTCACCCGGAACGTGTAGACCTCGTTCGCGGAAGCGATGTCGATCGCCTCCACGTCGATCACGCAGACAAAATCGGTCGCAGCGGCGGCCCGCTGGTCCCACTGCGTGCCGACATAGCCGGTCGTGGTGACGGCGGCCTGACCCAGGGCTCGCTTGATGAGGCCCGGGGAGGCATCGTAGGCATAGAACTTGCGCGTCATGTCAGGGGCCTCCTTACTTCACGATCGCGGCGTTGGTGATCGACGAGAGCCGGATCGCGGCGAACGGGTCGCCGACCATCATGCCCACGTCGTGCTCGATGTTCGTCCGGTAGAAGACGCCGCCCTCGGTCAGGCCGATGTCGGTGACTTCCATCGGGCTCTGCTCCAGCGCGCAGACGCCCGTTTCGTCGAAGCGGACGATGTAGATCGACGACGTGACGGCCGACCCGCCGCCGAAGCCGACCTCGTTGAACGGCAGGAACTCGCCGAACTTCGTCACGCCGTAGCCGGTGTAGATCGGCAGGCCGGCGTACCGCATGATCGGCATCCCCTGCTCGTTCTTGTCCTGCGTGATGAAGCCGCCGATGCCGGTGTCACGCGCGGCGGCCGGAAGCCTGTCCTTGAGCGCCTTCGGCATGATGATCGCGTTCGGGTTTTCGACAAGGCCGATCGCGCGGTCCAGTTGCAGGAGCGAGAGGGCGCCGCCGCCCGAGGCTTCCGAGTTCGCCATCACGCGGCTCATGTAGTTCGAGCCGTTGACGGAAGCGGAGCCGGAGCCGACGGGCCGAAGCCGGGTGCGGAGGCCGGTGAACTCGCGCGGGGCGGAGCGGTTGTCGCCGAAGATGAACGTGTTGGCCCAGATCGAAGCCTTCCGCTTGATCTGCATCGTCTCCTCGATCGCGCGGCGGTCAGGGCCGTGGCGGGCGATGAGGCGGCGGTCCACGTCGATGTTGCCCGCGATCGGGTAGGTCTGCTCGACCACATCGTTCATGAGGCCGTAGCCGAGCGTGGGCTGCTCGTTCAGGGCCCGGAAGCCCATGTGGTTGGGCAGTTCGCCCTCTTCCTGGTAGCGGTAGACGCCGGCGGGAGCGCCGACGAAGGGGATCACCCCCATGAAGTCAACCGCCTCGGGAAAGAGTTCGATCGTCGCGCGGACTTTCAGATCCTCTTGGCCCTTGGCGTATTCGGGAAGCGTGTACGCGGTCATGCGTTATCTCCTGTCACGCGGCGCCCATGATCCGGCGATTGGCTTCGCGCAGACGCTGGGCAGGGGTCATGTTCTCCACGTCGCCGCCCGGGGGGACCGAGGTGGGCGTCGCAGTCGAGCGGGCGGGTGCGAGTAGACGTTCGAGGGCCTTCACCCCGGCGGCCGTGGTCGTGGCCTTTGCGAGGGCGGCGGCGAGATCGGCGGGCAGCTTGGCCTCGAGGCTGCGCTTCACGTTGGAGATGCGCGCCTGCGCTGCGGTGCCGAGGGACTGCATCTCGGCCTTGGACGCGGCGTAGAGCCCGGAGTACTTCGCGGCCTCGTACTTGGCGAGAAGACCCATGAGCTCGCCCGTGGCGGACTTCGGGATGCCGTGCTTGTGCAGGAACCCGCCAAGCCCCTCGAAGAGCGGGGCCAGTTGCGGATCGTCCGCCTTCAGATCGACAGCGAAGCCTTCGGGCAGATCGAGCTCGCCGAAATCCACGTCGGCGGGAATGGCGAACTCATAGCCCGTGGGCGCCTCGGGCACGTCGGCCATGCGCTCCGCGTACATTGCATCACGGGAGGCCATCTGCTCGTAGTCCGCGCGGAACTTGTCGAGGTCGTATCCCTTCTCGCCCTTGTAGGCGTCGCCGATCCACGAGAGATCGGGCGCCTCGGGCGCGGCCGCGGGGGGAGCCGGCGGGGCAGCAGGATCGGCGGGCGGTGCGCTACCTGCGGGCGCGTCCGGGGCTCGAACCAGTTTCGGGGCCGTAAACCTGTTCAGATTCATCGCTCAGGATCCTCCTTAGATCGAGAGCGAGTAGACCCTGAGCGTTGCGAGCGGTTAATGCACGGTCATCCGCGACCGTGGGCAGCGCCGAAAGTAGAACCGCTTTATCCAGCAAATCCAAGAACATGCGACCTTCGTCCGTCTGGAGCATGGTCTTCAGGTCTTGTTCCACGCGCATGACCAGCGCCGGGTTCGTCCCGCGGAGCCGGTTCAGGTATTCGAGGATCGGTCCGGGCTCACTGAGGCGTCGGGGGAGCATCCATCACCTGCGGTTCGGCGACGACGGTGAGTTCGTCACCCGACGCCCTGACGATGTTCTGGAAAGTCTGGACCGGATCGACGGGAATGCGCTCCCCGAAGACGGCGAAGCCCAGATCGAGGTTCGACCGGGCCACCAGCACCTTGTCCTGGTTCTGCGCCTTCTGGAGCGGCGAGATCGGCAGGACGGAGATCGCCTCGCCCTGATGCGAGATCGCCTCCTCCATCTTCCCGGATTCGACGCCCAGGGTCTCGATCCGCTGGATGAAGGGGATGAAGAGCTCCTTCCACAGCGGAGCGGAGGGCTTTCCGAGCCGCTGCTGCACCCGGCGCCGCTCGTCGAGCCACTGCGAGGCCGTCGGCGGGGTGTCGCCCCTTTGCCGAGGACCGTCCTGATAGAAGGCCGCGCGGATGCGCTCCTCCAGCCGCTCCTCGGAGAGCCACCCGTAGTCGAGGCTCGTGCCCTTCTGGAGTTCGTAGATCTGGTCGCGCGTGAAGCCGCGGGAGGCGGGGTAGGCGCGGCCGACCTCCATGCCCTCGGAGAAGTCGAGAAAGCCGTCGTCGGGGTAGATCAGCGTGTTGTGGAGCGCCTGATCCATTGCCGTCAGGACCACCTCGTCGACCTTGTTGAGGACGCGAAGATCGGGCAGGGACTTCCGGGCGGGTCCGCGGCCCCACGGCTTGCCCGGAATCGGGTTGAACCGACCGGTCAGAAGCGGGCACGAGCCGGCGTACGGGCCCAGAGTGTGGGCGCCCTTCGTCACGCAGTCGCCGTCGATCGTGATCTCGAACTTCCACATGGGGTTGCCGGGGTCTTCCCACGACAGCCAGAAGCCCCAGCACACCTTCACGTTGCTGTTGCCCTTCTCGATCTTCGACCGCAGCTTCGGGTTCGATTGCAGATCGACCTCGGGCCAGTTCGCGAACATCGGCCGGAGATCGCGGGCCGGGACCATCTGCTCCCGGAACCGGTCGAGGATGCCCATGTAGCCCGGCAGGACGAGGAGTTCGTGCGGGGGAACGACCTCACAGTGGATCGGCTGCGAGATGTGCCCCTGCTGCACCCACATGGCCGTGGTCCCGTGGTTGACCTCGAACATGAGTTGCGGGGCGATGTCGTTGTAGTTCGAGGTCTGGATCAGGTCGAAGAGCTGCGCTTCGCGCTCCGTCACGAGATCGGTGACGGCCTTGGCCGCGTCCTGGGGAATGTCGGCCGTCACGAGATATTCGGCCCACTTCGCTTCCGCGGGGGTGAAGTAGGTCACGAGGTCGGACGCAAAGTCGAGGGCCAGTTCCTCCGCGAGGGAGATGAAGGTCTCGGTGTC